GTCTTCATTTTTTGTAAGCAATGACTAAAACCCCCATGTAATGAAAGAAGAGCTAGAAAGGTGGAAAAGAATTAAAAAACAATGCGAACAGAGCATAGACGAACACGGAGCTATCATAAACGCGACCACAGATAGAGGGGTGGTAGTGCTAAGAAAGCATCCAGCAATAGAAGCTCTAAAAACAGCAGAGAAAAAAATAGAGGAACTAGAAAAAATAGTAGGAAGCACCATTGACTTGGACTGAGAAAATAATTGAGAAGTACTGCGTACTTACAGAGGATGAGTTTGCCGGGCAACCAGTTAAATTATTAGACTGGCAAAGGAAACTAATTCAAGATGGAGAAGGTAAACGTATGGTCTGGCTAGAGATACCCAGAAAAAATGGAAAGAGTGCGTTTATTGCTATGCTTGCTATTGCACACATGCTTGAAGGATTTAAAAACAATAGTAATCCGCAAGTAGTATTAGCAGCTGCAACCAGAGAACAAGCCGGTATCTTGTTTGGCTATGTCAGAAACATGATTCTATTTAACCCGGAGTTACAAAAAGTATTAGAGCCATACAGAAAAGAGATTAGATTAAAAGGTAGACCGGGATTTTTAAAAACACTTACAAGTGATGGGGGTAGCAATCATGGTCTTAACCCATCATTAATATTATGTGACGAGATCCACGCATGGAATGAAGTAAAAGGGCCAGACTTATGGGAAGCTCTTAGGACTAGTATGGCAGCCAGGCCAAGTCAGATGATAGCCATAACAACGGCTGGAAGTGCTTATAGCTTTGCACACAAATGGCATGAACACGCACTAAGAGTACAAGAGGGAGCTATAAAAGATCCAAGCTGGTTAACAATAATCTATGGAGCTGGCGATGAAGAGAACCCACACGATCCAAAAGTATGGGCAAAAGCTAATCCAAGTTTAGGCGTTACGGTTAGTAAACAATACTTAGAAGAGTTAAGTAATACTGCAAAGTATGACGAACCTACCTTACTTAGTTTAAGAAAGCTACACCTTAATCAATGGGCTGGATCGGCTCAACCATATATAGAACTAGCTAAGTGGTTAAAATGTCAACGTAAAAAGTTAGACGTAACTAACTGGCGTTGTTTTCTTGGCGTAGACTTAGCCGCAGTTAATGACTTTACCGCTTATAGTGTATTGTATTTTAATGGAGAAAAGTTTCATACTATACAATATTATCAGATTACCGATCACGCTATGAAAAAAAGGAAAAACAAATATCCAAACCTAGTGCGTAACTGGGCAAAGAACGGAAACCTAGAGATGGTGAAGGGAGAGGTAACTACTACAAAACATAGACTAGCCATCATTGAACGTATTATGGATGAACACCCAATAGAAGGTATATTCTTTGATCCATGGAACGCAGCCGAAACGGTAGACACTATGCGCCAGAAGTATGGCAAGAACTTTTGTTACGAAGTAAGGCAGTCTGCACTAATGATGAATGAACCAATGAAATTATTATATCGAAGCGTAGTTACTGGTAATATAACACATGATGGTAACCCGGTAACAGCTTGGATGATTGCCAATACTTCGTTACATATAGATAAGAACGACAACTGGACTTTTCAAAAAGATAAAGCTCCGGATCGTATAGATGGAACGGCAGCACTACTTACAGCCATGGCCGGATATGTTCATAATGCACAAACAGGACTAAGTTCATACGACACCGAAGAAATTATTTTTGTTTAAATTTGTTTTTTCGAATTTAATTTTGTAAACTTAGCGCGCGTATGGCATCATTTTACGATCGAGTCAAAAGAAGCATTTCCGGAGTAATTAATCCTAAACCTTGGTTAATTAATCTTTTTGGTGGGAACACTACAAGTGCCGGCGAAAATGTAAGCAGTACAAACGCACCAAGAGTTGCAGCAGTATACGCGTGCGTTAATCTTATCGCTGATACTATTGCCTCTTTACCTTTTAGAGTTTACAGAGAAACAGAGAAAGGCAGCGTACTTGCTCCCGGTCTTATTGATGATCTAGCAAGAAAATCGCCAAATCCATATTATAACAGCTTTGACTTTAGGAAAGCAATGATGACTCAATTACTATTGAGAGGTAATGCTTACATACTACCAATGCGTAATGGTGTAAACTTATCCGGTATGGAGTTGATAGATACTGACTTAGTTACTATTGATACAACAAGCGGAGAGTTAATTTACCAAGTACATTTAAGTAATGGCGTTAACTTGAGATTAGAGCCAAGTCAGATTATACATTTAAAGGCTTGGACATTAGATGGCATTAATGGAGTTAGTCCGATCACATACGCTAAAGAAACAGTAGGCACAAATATGGCAGCGACTAAACACCTCGGCAGTTTTTACGGTCGCGGTGCTACTCCAAAAGGTATATTACAAATACAAGGAACTATAAGAGATGCGGATAGGGTTAGACAAATTGGTCAGCAGTTTGATGCTAGATACTCTGGAGATACTGGAGCTGGGGGTACGGCTGTACTTACAGAAGGCGCAGAATATAAGCCGGTGGCTATGTCAATGCGTGAAAGTCAATTCCTAGAAACGCTACGTTTTGGAGTTGAGGAGATATGCAGACTTTACAAAGTACCTCCGCATAAAGTTGGTCACATGGAAGGTGCTGGCTACTCAAATAGTATAGAGGCGCAAAATGCTCAGTTTGTTACTGATTGCATACGCCCACTAATTGAGCAGATAGAGAACGAATTTACTTTAAAATTATTGAACGGCAACCGCCGTTTTAACTTAGATATGAGAGCTTTGACTAGAGGTGATATTATGACTCAAGTACAAAGAAATGTATCTTATTGGAACATAGGAGCCATAAGTGCAAACGAAATCAGAAAGTCTGAAGGCTTGCCGCCGATACCAGATGGCGATACTTTTAACAAGCCAATGCACATGGAACCGCAAAACAATGAAGATGGACAACAAGGAAACGAGAACCCTTCAACTTCCGAATGAAGGAAGAGAAGGAAGAAATATTAGCGGATACGCAGCAAACTTTCTCGAATATGACATGGGTGGGTTTAGAGAGCGAATCGAACCAACTGCCTTTCGGGACTTATCAAAGCACGATATCCACGCGCTATACAACCATGACTACAATAAAGTCTTGGCTCGAAGTAACAAAGGAGAAGGAACCTTGGACTTATCTACTGACGAGCAAGGACTAAAGTTTGGTTTTGAGTTACCAGATACACCAACTGGAAACGAGGTCAGAGATTTAGTAGAGCGAGGCGATGTAAATCAAGCAAGCTGGGCATTTACCGTAGACTCAGAAGAGTGGCAAGATGTTAGAAGTGAAAAGCCATTAAGAGTTATTAAAGAAGTCGGAGGCATATTCGACATATCTATTACGCCGAGAGGCGCAAATCCTAGCACTTCAGTAGCTCTCCGGAGCTTAGAAGCTGCGCAAAAAGAAGAAACTCCGGAAGTACCGGTAATCGAAGAACCAAAAACAATTAGAAAAGTGGAAGAAAACACAGAAAAACCCACAGAAAAAGAGGCTCGTTTTATCGATGCTTCAGAAGTTCAAGGCAAGCTATCTAAGTCAGAGGCTCGCGACTTGAATAAATTTAATATCGTAAAGGCTATCAATGAAGCTCGTAACGGTAAGTTAACTGGCCTTGAGGCTGAGATTAACCAAGAAGGTATGAAAGAAAAGCGTGAGCTTAACCAAGAGGTTAGAGATATGCACGCTGTCAATCTACCTGAAATGGTTTTCAATCGTACCCAGACTGCTGGTACTGCTAACGTAGGTGGCGACTTAGTATTTACTGAGCCAGGCCGATACGTTGACTTTTTGTATCCTAACACTCCTATGCTTAGAAGGTGTGCAATAGCTGAGAACTTGGTCGGAAATGTAGATTTCCCTCGCCAAACTTCTAGCTACTCACTAAACTGGCAAACTGAAACTGGAACGGATACAGCTCAAGATATCAATTTTGACAAAGTAAGCATGAACCCAAAGCGTGCGGTAATTACTGCATCTTTCTCAAATCAGTTACTACGTCAAGAGTATAGCCGAGGAATTGAGCAGCGAATCATCAACCAGATGAACGCATCATTTAACAAAGGTCTAGAGAATGCAGTCCTTAACGGTTCTGGATCATCTAACCAGCCTTCTGGTATCTATACTGAATTAGCTGGACAAGCTCTAACAATCGGAGCCGTTTCTTATGATGATTTAGTCGACATGGAAAATGCTTTGGCTGCTGCTGATGCACTAGAGGGTAACTTGGCTTATGTAGCTCATCCTGACGTAGTTGCTAAATTAAAGAAAACTAAAGTAGATGCTGGATCAGGAAGATTCCTAGTTGAAGGTATGTTAGATCCTCAGCAAACTGCTAACGGTTACGCTATCGACAGCACTACACTTTCATTAAAGAACACTACTCCAGATCCTGATACTTACGGTCTACTATTTGGTAACTTTAATGACGTTCAGATTGGATTCTGGGGTGGAGCTACTATTTTGATTGATCCTTACACTCAAATGAAGTCATCAATCGTAGAAGTTAACCTTGAGAGATTTATGGATGTAGCAGTATTGAGGCCAGCATCTTTCGCTATCTCAACTGACGTAACAGTATAAAAAATGGCGAATACTATCACATACACACCGCAGACAATAGATTTAGCATTGATTAAGTCTTTTTGTCGAGTGGATGGCACAGCAGACGACACCTTACTTACGTTTCTATATGAGGCGGCTTGTCAGGAAGCGTTAAGCTATGCTCATGTGGTTTGTGGTAGCGCAACTATTACCGCGGACACAGTATGGGCTAGCTCTTATGAGCTACCCTACTGGCCGCTTGGTAGTGTTACAAGTGTACACGTGTATATTGATGGCGTAAGTACTCATGATACAGAATACACTTTAGTAGATGGAGTGATTACTCCAAGCATAGGTTCAAAAGGCGATAGAATGACAATAGTCTACACCGCCGGGTTTGCTACTATGCCAAAAGATTTACAGCACGCTATTTATCAGCGTATAAAGTTTGGCTACGACTTTGGGGATGATATGCCCTACAATGCTGGCCCTAGATTTTTTGATCGTATTGTATTTCGTTATCGCCGTAATTTTGCATGACGTTAGATCGACACATAACCCTATACCAGCCGACTATATCAATAAACAATAGCGGCCAATATAAGCGCAGCTACGCAAGCGAAGGAAATTTTTACGCTCAAGAGATTATACCAGATACCGGGAATGTCGGTACTGAGATTATGGTAAACGATCAGATACAAAGTAGCATTATAGTTACTTGGCGTTTGAGATACCAAACCGCAATAAAAGAAAGTTGGAAGATTGGATACGATAGTAAATTCTACGACATTGTTTCCATAGTACCCGAAGGGCGGCTCCGTTATATTTTAGTAAAAGCTAAACTACGAGATAATGCCACGCTCTAATACCGTATTTTTAAAAAGCCAATCCGGAAGGACTGAAAGTTTTGAAGACTTTAGAAAAAGACTACAAAGGTTAGGTACTAGCGAAGGCATGAGGTTTAGAGAGGTACGTAAAGTGCTACTAAAAGAAGCGCAGCCACTAGTAACAGAGGCTAGAAGGCAAGCGTATGTAGGTAGTAAAATAAACAAAGGCAGTAGACTAAAAAGCATAGGTAAGCATGGAACTGCATTTAGAAATTTGTATGGATCTATTGGTAAGTGGGCCAACAAAGGCAGAGAAAAGGCTTATGTAATAGTCGGCTTGAGAGGTAAAAACAAAAGGCCAGCTGGAGCATTTTACGCAGTATGGCAAATGTTTGGAGGTACTTCTAAGAACTTTAAAGCTAAAGATTTTTTAGGTAAAGCAGTACGAAGTACAGACGTAGTTGATAAAGCTCAAAGGATGATGCAAAAACATATCCAAAAACGCATAACTTCGATACTACGATGAATTACTTACAATATGTATACGATGCGGTAGATGCGGCAACCTCTAAGGATGTTTTCGCCTATGCTGCTCCACAAGGACTAACAACGGATTACATTATCATTACCATTACCGGGGTGGATGTAACCGAAAGCAAAGACTGGGCAACTGCCGAAGGCATAAGCGCAAGTTTATTTTTCCATTTTTCAGATGCAGACACCGCACAATCGGAGTTAGCAACAATAAGAGAAAGCATAAAGACTAGCGCAAATTATACTGAGGCACACTTAGAGAGCTTACAGTTTTTTTATGACGATATCAACGAGCGTGTAATCATGGCTTGTGATTTTATTTTTAACATTAATTTATAGATTATGGCATCAATAGCAGGCGGAGAATTCCGCGTATTATTATCTAACGACGGAGGCTCATCGTACAAGGGCTTTGCGTTAGAGTCAGATTGCAGCTTTGAGCTGAACGCTGAAACAAGAGAAACAACCTCAAAGGAGGATGCTTCTTTTAGAAGTTACGTTACTTCAGCAAAGACATGGACTGTTTCTGGTTCTGGTTTGTTTGGAGATAGCGCGACTGACTGGGATCCAGACGAGTTATATAACTTCTTAGGAACTTCAGTTACTTTGAAAATCACTCCATGTGATATCGGTACTGTTACTCCGACTTCTGGTAAGGCTAACATAACTGGATCAGCAATACTTACTCAGCTTTCTGGATCATTTGCAGATAAGGATAATGCAACTTATTCTTTTACTTTGCAAGGTACTGGAGCTTGGACTGAAGGATCTAACTAATAAATAAAGCAAAATGGGAAAGAAGTTTACACTCGGAGCAGCTTTATTGTTTGAAGAGCTAACCGGCGGCAGCATTACAGACATGACTAAACCAAAAATATCGGACATGTTATGTATGTTATATGCTCAAGAACATTGGGATAATGATAACCGGCCCACATTTGAGGATTTCAAAAAGGAATGCTCTAGCCTAGCGTTAGAGGAACTAACCGAGAGGCTTAACGGCCCTTTTTCCCAGCCGGCGGCGCAGTAGACGTACTGGGCTTGCTGGTCGGTCGTTTAGGAATAGCTCTAAGCGATGCAAAAAGATTCGACAAGGATCTACTCGAAGCCGTAATAAAACATGGCTTAGATGACGTAAAAGAGGGATGGAAACAAATACGCTGGCTTGCCACTATACTGGTAAACGTCAGCGGAAAAAGTGTAAAGCGTAATATCAAGGACACCGAGTTATTACGTTTTGAAGATGAGAAAAAAGATAATGGCTTTGCCGATTTTTATAAGAATGTAACTAATGGCTCAACAAGACGCGACGAGTAAAGTAATCTTAGGGATGGATGTTAGGGAGTTCCGTAAAGGAATAGCCCAAGTAGATAATTCTATAAAAAGCATATCCAAAAAATTCAACAACTTAGGCGGTATTATTGGTGCTACGTTTGTAGTTTCTGGCTTACAAAGATTCTCTGCGGAAGCGGTAGAGCTTAATTCTCAACTAACAAAAGCCGCAGCTGGTTTTAAGCGATTTGGTACAGAGGCTGACTTAGACACAATGCGTGAATCTACCAGAGGTTTAGTTACCGATCTGGAGTTGATGCAACAAGC